GGCCGACTGGGCTAATCGTGGTTTAAATCAATGGACCGTGGAGCAACGTAGCTTTACTGTCACCCAAGGTACATCAAGCTACAGTTTAGATACAGATATCATCGATGTGACCGAAGCTGTCGTTACAAGAGACAGCACTGATATACAACTAGAAAGAATCAGTAGATCGGATTATTTGTTTACGCCAGAGAAAACTTTACAGGCTAGGCCTAATCAGTTTTTCTTGGACAGACAAACTACCCCGGCAATCAAACTTTTTCCAACACCAGAAAACTCTACTGACATAATTAAATACAACGCACTAACCAGAATACAAGACGTCGGCGACTACACTAACAACATGGAGATAGTATTCAGGTTCATACCGTGCATGGTATCCGGTCTGGCTTATTACATAGCTATGAAAAGGGCGCCAGAGAAGATACAGATAATGAAACAAATTTACGATGAGGAGTTTGATAGGGCAGCGTTTGAGGACATAGATAGTGTTAGTTCAAGATTCTTGCCTAACAGAACTATTATTTAATGCCTAGAAAAAAGAAGGACCCAAGAGTCGGTACAGGCAAGAAACCAAAAGGCTCAGGCAGAAGACTCTATACAGACGAAAATCCCAAAGATACGGTTAGGATTAAGTTTGCTACCCCGGCAGACGCACGCGCTACCGTGGCAAAAGTAAAAAAGATTAAAAAGCCGTTTGCGCGTAAAATACAAATACTCACCGTAGGTGAGCAACGAGCAAAGGTTATGGGTAAAACTCAAGTGGTAAATATATTTAAACGCGGCAAAGACGCTATTAGAAAAGCAAGGAAGAAATGAGTTTTGCAGTAGGTAAGAAAGCATACGGCATTTGTGACATTTGCGGGCAGAGATATCGTTTAAATCAGCTTAGAAAACAATGGGACGGATTAAAAGTTTGTCCGCAAGACTATAGTCCTAAACACCCGCAGCTACAACCAAGACCGCAACCAGCTGATCCAGAAGCATTAAGAGATCCAAGACCTGATCCTAGAACCGGAGATCAAGGGTTTGATAAAGGTATCGTTAGAGTTCTTGGTACAGACATGCGAGCAACTAACGATATAGTGGGCAGTCTGTTTAGCTTAGATAAAGCTACTACGGCATTAGGGACTGTAACCATAACAGACAATCCTTTGACTGCTACAGGTCAATCAGCTACGGCTTCTTTGGGGACCATAACCGTATCAGGAGCAATAACAGATACGGTGGCTCTTTCTGGTGTAAGCTCTACGTCGGCTTTGGGCACGGTAACTGTTAATACAACTTCTAGCATAACGTCTTACACTATTACAGTAGCCTCTTACTATGGAGCTAATAAATACTACATAGACGGTTCTAGACAAGCAACGTTAACCTTAAATGAAGGTAGTACGTATAGACTAGATCAATCAGATTCTAGTAATGGTGGCCACCCACTTAGGTTTTCCACCACATCAGACGGTACGCACGGGGGTGGTTCTGAATACACCACAGGAGTAACCACTAACGGAACGCCGGGCAGCTCAGGCGCGTACACACAAATAACGGTAGCTTCTGGAGCGCCAACATTATATTATTACTGTACAAACCACTCTGGTATGGGTGGTACGGCTAACACACCTTGATATGACGTTAACAGAATTTAAAACGCTAATTCAAAACTACGTAGAGAATAGTGAGACTACGTTTACGAATACGTTGAACGACATCATAAAAACCACAGAAGAAAGAATATTTGAACTGGTTCAGTTCGACGTATTTAGAAAAAACGTACAAGGAACAGTAACAGCGGGCAATCGATTCTTAACCTGCCCGGACGATTTCGTAAGCAGCTTTTCACTAGCTGTCATAGACGGCAGCAGCGATTACCACTTTTTAAGCAAAAAGCATCCTAGTTTTATGCAGGAATACAACAAAGATCCAAGCGATACTTCGCTTCGAGCTTTACCTAGATATTACGCGGACTTTGATAAAGAACTTTCAACGGGTTCTGATAACGGCAGCACAATAATATTGGCTCCTGTTCCAGACAGCTCGTACAGTGTAGAACTACACTGTTTGTATAAACCTGCTAGTTTAGTATCTAGCACAACAGGCACTTGGCTATCTAACAACGCCAGAAACGCTATGTTGTACGGAGCGTTAGCAGAAGCATATACGTTTATGAAAGGGGAGCCAGACATACAGCAACAGTATGAAGCTAGATTTATGGCTGAAATAGATAGACTCAAGAACAGGGCGGAAGCTAGAGGCAGACGTGACGAGTATCGCTATGATTCACTGCGCTCTCAAGTAACATAATTTGATCGAAGAAAAATTAAAAGGCAAGACAGTAGCAATAGTTGGACTAGGTAGATCTTGGTTCGAATACTGTTTAGCTAAATCACACGGCCACAACTTTGATGAAGTTTGGGCTATCAATGCAGTCAGCAACGTAATCTATCACGATAGAGTTTTTATGCTGGACCCAGCGTCTAGATTCTTAGACACCGATGATGCTGGCGGACAAACTAGCGGCATGACCGAAGTATTGCTAAACCACAAAGGTCCTATCTACACTTGTGAGCTAGATGATCGTTGTCCGGGCTTAGTTGAGTATCCTATAAAAGAAGTTCTTTCTGCTACGAACTGCCATTACTTAAACAAGACTACAGCGTACGCTGTAGCTTTTGCTTTGTATCAGCAAGTCGGCACACTAAAACTTTTTGGCGTAGATTTTTCATACAAAGAAAACATACACTTTGCTGAAGCAGGCAGAGCCTGTACAGAGTTTTGGTTGTCTAAATGCAGCGATGCCGGGATGCAGATAGAGGTAGCAAAGACTAGCGGACTGTTAGATGCAGACGTGCCTGACGAAGAAAAACTTTATGGCTACCACAGATTAGCGGATCCGTTGATTCCTGTGCTTGAAGAGACAGGGCTAACGGCAAGAAGAAAAAGTGAAGCTGTGCGCAGCATTGTTCAACAAGAGAGTGTCTTGGTTGACCGTTACGACTCTCATCTAAAACCACCGGAGCCAAAAAAATGGTAGATAAAATAACACCCGAAGGGATGCCCGCGTTAGGCGTCATTGAAGCAAAAACAACTAACTACGGTGGACACCCACCAGAGTTTTGGGCAGAACGATTAACAGAGAAGTTAGTAGGCACCTCTGAGGACTTAGAGCCACACATTGAGGCGCAAGCAAAAGCGTACGAAGAAGAGATAAAAAAGGTTTGTTTAATTTACATAAAAAATGCTATAAAATCGTACAAAGCCAGTTTGATTCAAGAACTGTTAAAGGGAGGAGAAGAAGAACTAGCTAACATAGTAAAAAGGATATAATTATGGCTATAACATCTACGCTGACAACCAGCTTTAAAAAACAGCTTTTAGAAGGAGTTCACAACTTTAAAAACTCTGGAGGAGGTACGTTTAAACTAGCCTTGTATACAAGTTCTGCTACTTTAGGAGCAACTACAACTGCTTTTACAACTACAGGACAAGCAAGCGGTACAAACTACACTTCTGGTGGAGCTAATTTAACAAGAGTGGATCCTACATCAAGTGGTACTACTGGGTTTACTGATTTTTCAGACCTTACTTTTGGCACAGCTACAGTAACTGCTAGGGGCTGCATGATTTATAATTCATCTGCTACTAACGCTTCTGTTGCTACCATAGACTTTGGTGGAGACAAGACATCCACTGCTGGTGATTTTACAATAGTATTTCCTGCTGCCGCTGCGTCTACAGCTATTATTAGAATAGCGTAAGGAGAAAGCAAAGTGGCTTTCGTCCTTAACGACAGGGTAAAGGAAACTACCACTACAACTGGTACAGGCACCATAAACTTAGCGGGTGCGGCTACCGGTTTTGAAACCTTTGTCGCTGGTATAGGTAACAGTAACGTTACCTACTACTGTATCGCAGGCCAAGGTACGGCGGAGTTTGAAGTAGGTATCGGAACAGTTACCGATGCCTCGCCAGACACGCTATCTAGAACAACCATCCTTTCTAGTTCTAACAGCGACAGCGCTGTTAATTTTAGTGCAGGCACAAAAGATGTGTTCTGTACTCTCCCGGCAAGCAAAACAATCAGAGAGCTTGATACAGCTCTTAACGTGCCAACAGGCACAACAGCGCAGAGGGCCAGTTCACCTGCTGCGGGAGATCTACGATTCAACACCACATCATCTAAGTTTGAGGGCTACTCAGGCTCTGCTTGGGGTAATGTTGGTGAAGGTAACTTCTTAGTTACTAATATCTTTGCAGGCGATGGTAGTGATACAACATTCACTATATCCAACGCAGTATCTGGCGAACAACAACTTATGGTGTTTATAGACGGTGTGTTCCAAGCTCATGATACTTATACTGTTTCAGGAACCACCGTCACTTTTTCTACAGCTCCTGCTAACGGCAGAGTTATTACAATCTACTCCGCACTAAACAACGTCCAGGGATCCAACATGGTTCTAGCAACCATGACAGGAGACAACAGCGACACTACCTTAGCGTTAGGAGTTACACCCACAAGCGAGAACGCAGTTCAAGTCTATTTTGATGGTACTTATCAAAACAAAGACACTTACAGCATATC